CGGCGTTTAGGTACGCTTGGTTAAGTCATTGGGTAGAGATCACCAGCCGAGTGCTGCTCCGTTATTGACGGAAGTGGCTAAAGGCAATGTCGACCTATCTATCCGTGATTTACCAGGCGTCCCTAGACGACGGTTGTTTTCTGTCTTACAAGGAGTGTTGGAGAGACAGACTGCAATAATAGTTCCAAATCCAACATGCAACAATGTTCTCAGAGCCATAGCTGAGCGCATTGTATTTGTCAAGAGTGACAAAGGATGGGTATACCCACAAGGGCCTGAGACGGGGGCCTATAAAGAGGAAAGCTTATTACGATTTAGAAAATTGGTTACACGTCGATTAGGTACGTTTCAACGGCAAGGATACAAGGCTACTGCAGCACTCTATTCAGGTCGAAAATTCACTACTTATGATAAAGCAGCCGATAGTCTAAATATCAATCCGATAAGGAAGGATGACGCAAATGTTAAAGCGTTTGGAAAAGCCGAGAAACTTGTGTGTACAGATGCGACGATCGAGATATCAACCGGGCATGTCGTTGATAAAGGCAAACTCGATCCTTGCATGCGAATAATATCTCCACGTGATCCAAGGTTCATACTGTCGTTGGCAACATTTTTGAAGCCAATTGAACACAGGATATACGCGGCTATGGGACATGTAATAGGGGGACGTGACGGAAGAGTGATTGCCAAGGGAAGAAATGCAGTTGAGCAAGCATCAGACATAATGGAAAAATTTAGGAAATTCAAGGATTGTAGAGTGGCAATGCTAGATATAGAAAGATTTGACCAGCATGTTTCGGTACAAGCACTAACATATGAACATGGATTTTATACTTCATGTTTTGTTGGGGCTGCCTTGAGGGAACTTAAAACTCTCTTGAGGTGGCAACTGAAAAACAAACTCAAATTTGTAGTTAAGGATGGTATAGTCACACTGACTGTGGATGGAGCACGTATGTCAGGTGATATCAATACTGGTATGGGCAACTGTATCATCGTTTGTGCCTTAATGTACGCTTTTTGTTGTGAGTATGACATAGAAATGGATTTGTATAACAATGGAGATGATTGTCTTGTGTTTATGGATAGCAAAGACGAAGATATATTTACTATTGGATTACGTCCATGGTTCAAAGCAAAAGGGTTCACCATGAAAGTGGAAGGTATGGTGTCAACTTTTGAGCAGATTGAATTTTGTCAAACAAAGCCAGTGTGGAATGGAATGAACTATGTTATGTGTAGAACATATCCTACCGCATGCAGCAAAGACGTGGTGAGTTTGTTGCCAATTAACAATGAGAAATCTATGTTAAATTGGTTTCATGATCTTGGCAATTGTGGCCAGGCATTATGTGTTGGCGTTCCGATTTATCAAGAATTTTACTCAATGTTCTCCAGGTGGGGACAGGGGGCAAAAGGATTTAATAGGGACATTAGCACAGTAACTGGGATGGAAATGTTGGCTGATCGCATGGAGGTCGGTTATCGTAGTGTGGATGATAGAGCACGCTACAGTTTCTATTTGGCATTTGGAGTAACGCCTGATGAGCAGGTGTATCACGAGCAGAGGTTTAAAACGTTGGTTAGACCTTTGTACACATCTGAGGTGGTACTACAGGAGGTACTACCAAAACATGTGTATCCAATGCCATAATGCAGCCGGCACAGGGATGAAACCAAGAGCACAATGCAAATATAAGAGATAATAATAATAAGGAAGTCCCCAAAGAGATATAAAATAATAAAGATTAATAAAGACAGAAAGATACGATTTTGTAGAAGATTAAGCAACTTCATAGAATCATGGCGAAGAAAAATAAGGCAGGAAACAATAAGGGTAAGACGAGTGGTGCTCGGAAGAATAGGCAGAAAAAGAGAGGTAATGGTGGCATTGCGATGCCCAGTCAACTGGTTAAGCACGTTTGCTCAATTACTGATCCTTTTTGCGTGCACGCACAAGGCTCCAAATGGCCAGATGGGTCAGCCCTCAACTCCGTCCCATTCCAGGTAAAAGGACAGATCACGTTCACTCTCAACTTAGGCACAGCACTCTGTTCATTGGTAATAGCACCCGGGTTAAACTACGGATTTGCACAATCAACTGGAATAGTGGCAGCAGTGGCAACGTATCCTGTTTTAACTGCATACACTGGTGTGTCAGATCTGGCAACCCAGGTGACACAGTATAGGTTAGTTAGTGGTGGGATTACAATCACACCAGTGGTTAGTAAGATGACAAGCGGTGGATTCATTTTCTGTCAAGAGTTTGCCCCAGGAGGTAATGCTAACTTGACAACGTTAAATGTTGATACCAAGCAATGCATGTCATATTACAGGCAGCCATTGGCAGATGACACTCCTATCACTTATGTGTTCAAATCAGGCGGTGTGGATAGTAGGAAATTTAGGGCGATAAATTCAAACAATTCACAATCATCCGTTGACACAAACGACTACACATTTATACAGCTTTATGCTGTTTCAGATTCAGCTGAGGGTTCAACCGTAGCAGTGGTCGACTACGTATTCAATTACGAGTTGGTCATGTTACCTAGTGCCTTCTTGAATCAGATAGCTACTCCTGCAGCACCAAAGAATGACGCTATTGCAACTATATCAAATGCAGCAATAGTAAATTCTTCATCCTTTTGGTCTGGTACACAGGACATAGTTAGTAAACAGATGGAGTCAGCAGTGTATAGTGCCCTTTCTTCAGCTAAGCCAGCAATTAAAGGAGTAATAGGTAGTACTGCCACCGCATATGGCGGTCCGTTGGCAGGAACTCTTGTAAATACAATAATGGCAGGCATGTGATTCATACGATTAAAACAATTCAGATAAATATATAGCTTTCAGGTATCAAAAATAGGAAAATTGCAAAATAAAGAGAAGGTTGGGCGTTTACATAGAATGCTCTATTGTTGGTAGAAACCAAACCAGTCCGAATCTGGGGGATTCGATGGGGTCAAGCTAAAATGGTGTAGGTCTGCTAACTGAA